ATTAATCAATGAACCATCATCCCAAAACTCACATGTGCAGACTTCGGGAGCTGTACCCGTGAACGTGGCATCTAATAGAAAAGTTAAAGGATTATGAACTGCTAAAAGCTCACATTCTTCTACATTACTCTGAACTATATCTAAATTACTTACTGCCATTTTTTAAACTTGTTAGTATATCGCTTTTTTGTTTTGCAAGAATCACATTTCCAACATTTTTTATTAAATCGTTTATTCTTTCATTCGTCAATACATCTGTAACTAAACCACCTGCATTATATTTGTTTGGAACTTTTATTCCTTCAGTACCTATTTTTCTCTGAATCAAATACGCCAATGTTTGAGGCTTCAATTCACTTTGTATATTTTTTTCTCTAATCCAATCAAGTATTACCTGTCTCGGAGGCATCTTACCCGGCTTTCTCCCTATACTTAATTGTTCAGTATATTTTGCCCCACTTATTATAACTTTTATTCCCGTTTCTGTTTCTTCTTGCGTGCCTTTGAGTGATTGCTCCCATTCCCCCGAAGCACGAAGTCCTAACCTATTGTAATTTTCAATAAGTGACGTCGTCGTTTCGTTTAGCCATTCTTGAACCTCTCTCATACAATTGTTATATCACATGCAACAAAATCAGCATTCAAATCAAATTTATTTATTTCTAATCTCATATTGCAATTACGAATCTCATATTGATTTTCACATGCAATAGTTGATAGTATTTCAGTTAGTTTATTTGCCAAGTATTTTAGTCTTCTATCGTATTTCTGTTCCGGTGTTTCGTCTAAATTACTTTCAGTTTCTACCGTATATTCGCCGTCTTCGTCTTCGATTAATTCACTTTCACATTTTCGCCCTAATCCAATAACTCCCGTGTAAGCTATCTCAACAAGCTTTGAATTATCAAACACATGAACAGCGTTAAATAGAGCAAACATTATTAAATCGTTGTTTTCGTATTCGTTCCAATCTATTACAGAATTTACGTATGATTCACTAATTGACGGTATGAATATTATACCCTCGTTAACGCAGTATGTTCGTAATTTTTCTAAAACATCAAAGCTTTGCATGTTTTTTCATTTCTATTCGTTCAACCTCTGAAAATAATTTTTGAGTGTAGAGTTCAGTAATACATATCGCATAAGTCATTTTATCCACCTGTTGAGGTGTGCAATGAAATTGATGTGCTATTTGCCTTTTTTGTAAATACACGCCAAGCCCCTCAAATTTTTCTGCATGTTCCCACGTGTCATTCGTTTGCAACAAATATGCTTCTTTTTTATTTAGCTCATAAATCTCTCTAATAAACCAACTTGCACCCCGACAATAATCAGTAAGTTTCATTTTGCCAATATCCTTACTTGTTATTTGCTCAATATGTTTTAATTGCTCAAAAAAAGTATACTCATTTTCTAATGAATACTGAACGTCTTTTATAAATCCAAACTCCAATTCGGTAACGTCTTTTATTTCAAGTGTATTTTCGGGAGTTGTGAATGCAAACGCATACTTCATTGCGAACAAATAAGGCTCTTTTTTCTCTAACTCAATGAACTCTTTTACCGTTATGTTTTTTAATTCTAACATATTTTAATAAATTATACAAATATACTTACAATTTACAACAAAAATCAAATAAATAGTGAAAATTTATTACTTTAAATTTAATAAGTTACAATTTGTAAGCTAAAATAATGTTTTTAATTACAATCTGTAAGTATAGTGTCCGAGAAAATAAAACGATTTGTAAGTAAAATAATATGTTTAGATTACATTATGATAGTACACGCATATTTGAACGCTGCGAATTGTTACACAACTTACCTACAATATAGTGAGTTGCGTCAATTAAGTGATTTGAGCCGTCAAGTGGTATCTGCCCTTTTTTATCTATCCAACGCCAATTATTTAACTCTTTTATTAAATTAGTTGAGGTTTCAGTTACTACTAATTGATAGTTCATTAATAGCTTAATATACTCTAATACTCGAAGTTTATGTACACTCTCAATATTTAACCCGTAGTTTTTTAAATCGAGTATATGCCTTGCTCCTGAACTATCGGCAACTATTAGCCCGTTATTCGTTATTCGTGATTTTATTAATTCGTATAGTTCTTTTGTACTTTGCCCATTCTGATATATTTCTTCGTGTAGGTATATTTTCATATTAGTTCTATCAATAGCACATTTCACAAGTGCATCTGGGTCTTTTACTCCGAAGTCCAAACCGTAGGCATGTGGTAATTCTGCAAATGAACCAACTATCCAATTTTGATATATAGAGCCTTGTAAACGTCCAATATTCCCAAGCCCGTAAACCTGCCACATGTTCGCCCAATAGTCATTTATTATATTACCGTTGGAGTCATATCCTTTTTTATAATAAAGCTCTATTTCTGTTTTTTCTTCAATCGACAAATACTCATTGTCTTTGTATGTTAGTTTGAGAAAATCGCAATCAGAACGGTTTACAACTTCTTCATGTACCCAAAACTCATTGTTCGGATTGAAGTCTAAATATACATTTTTTGCACGTGAGGTTATTTCTCGGTAAGTTTCAAAGTTTGTTTTATTTGCTTCATTTATGAACAACACATCGGAACGTAAACCTTTTCCTATATCGGCTTTGTCAAGTCCGATAAACTTAATAAATGATCCGTTTTCAAAACGATATAAAGTACCGTCAACCCATTGCGACCTATCGAACCGCTCGAATAACCGCATAATTTTCAAAAAGTCTTTGATTATCGTTATTCGCATTTTGCTCAACTCATCGGAGCAAATAAATATTTCTTTATTTGGATTTGTAAAAGCAAAGTCAATTAGAATTATAAGTATTGCCCAAGTCTTCCCGGCACCTTGCTCACCTTGTATAACTCTAATTCGTTTTTTTAAAGCACATATTTTATTGAGTGATTTAGTCGCTTTCATTTAATGGGTTCGTTGTTATCAGCCCTTTTATTTCGTGAGTATTTTTGCTTTCTGATTGGTCTTTTAATCCTAAATCCCTTGCTATTATGTTAGCATTAAACACTCCGGCACTCGCACCTTCGAACTTATTTGAGTATATTACTTTCTCTATACGTGTAATGACTTGCGAAAAATCTTTATAGCTTGGATTAGTTTTATAATCTCTTAAACTCTCAATATCTAAATATAATTCAAGGGCTTCCCAAGTAAAAGGTCGTTTTAATTTATTAACTGTAACCTCTACGCTATTAGGTTTTGTTTTCGTTTCTTCTACCTCAATAGGATTATCAATTACATATTGAAAGTATTCACATGCTGCCTCCCAAAGTATTTTCGGGCTTGAAAATAGTTTATCACGACCGTGCTTTGTGCGTAATTTCCAAAATTGATTTCCTATCGGTGCTGCCATTTTAGTTCAAATTTATTTTACAAATCAATATCACATTTACAGTTTTGAAGTAAACCCGTTCTTTGAATACTGCTTTACTCTTTTGTAGAGTTCGTAGACGTTCGAGAAATGAAGTACAATGAGCATTATTATTGTTCCGAGTAAATAAATCAATAACGGTAAAATATAGTATAATTCAGTTATTTTAATAAAATAATCCAAAAAGGAATAATTCAAGCAAATATAAGATAATTTTTTTTCATTTTCAATAGTTTATTATATAATAGTTTTAAGTTTTATTAATTATTTTAAAAATATACTTTTTACCACCTCGCACGATATTGAAATACGGTGTATATTGCCAGTATCCTCCGTATCACGAAGTATATGCAATTGAGGTTTATCGAGTTCGTTCCAATATACATATACTTTCATACGGTCGTTTATTTTTCGTTCTAAATGAAAGCCTCCGTAACCTGTTTGTGATATTTCTACCGAATCATTTACGTCCCACCTTGTGAAACCTAAATCTATGTAATTTTGGTAGGTCATATTAAAAATCCATTACATTACTAAAAATAATCTGTGCTTCATTGCCGATTATTATTTCTCTTATTGAAACTTTGTATGGCTTCGTGGTAGTGTCGTTATCCTCCCACATTGTTATAATTTTTTTATCCCATTCTGATTCGGGGATTTCTTGCATTTCTTCGTACACGTGATTAAGTTCCTCGATGTAATAGCTTATCGCCAATTCCTGCGTTTTAGCTGCAATTCCGTACACCTCGTTTTCGTTTTTAAATTGAAATACTTTCATATTATTTAGCATATATAATAATCTTTTAACTCTGAAACTATCCTGTCAAAATCATTTGCAGAATGAATTGGTACGCCTAAAAATAAAGCTATTGCCATTCTTTTTTGAATATCAGTTTTTAAATTTTGTAAATGACCATAATTTGAGCAAATTATTGAATTTCTACTATTTAATTCTGCAATTAAATCTTCCGTTTCAATTTCTTCTATAATGTCTGATATATCTACATCTACATCTACATTTACGCTAACGTATCTTCTTTTAAATTTTTTCATTTTAAATATATTATTATTTAATTTGGGCTATTTTTGTTTACATATAAAGTAGTTATAAGCAATT